AAGAGGTAGTAAGTACCATGTTGGGTTATTTCTTTAAGGGGGTGGGGGTCTTAGGGTAAGTACCTAATGTCTAAAAAGGGTGGTAGGATAGTTGGGCAACTTTTATGTTGTATTGTGTTTTTGCCACGAAAGCCCCTCACGGGGTTTTTGTGTTACACTTGTTTGGTAGTCCGTTGAAGCTCTGTCATCAATCTTCAAGCATTACAACCATGAAATACCTACTCATCCTGCTTATTGGACTCCTTATTGGCTTCCTATTCGTAGACAAGACAGAGATTGTAGAGTTCCAAGGAACACCTTGGTGCTTTTATTCCGCGTATAAAGATATGGATGATATGGAAGTTGATGCTCCTCCTGATAAGGTAATCAACCTCTACAACGGCAAAGTTTACGTTTACATCCGCTGTGATAGGATTTAATCATGACAACTAAAACACACACCTGTCGGGACTGTATGAATGAATGGGCAGAGGGGACTCTGTACATCAAGCAGACTAGAGAATGTCCTAGTTGTGGTTCAGACAATTTTTCATAGACCCTTTAAACCCTTTACGGGTTCTTTTTTTTAAGAGTTATCCACATTTTAATATGTTATTATATCTTTTGTATGATATAATTCTTAGTGATGGAAAAACAAGAAAGGTTACTTAAATATTTAGAAGAACACCCTACCGAGTTGGCTAGGATGAAACTAACTATTGATAAAGAAGACGGGTTGATTAGTGAGACTGTGTTTCGGTCTAAACAACGGACTTTAAAAGCTAAGAATGAATCTAAAGATAGTGACAATTGGAAAAGGGCTACTGAGATGTTCGACCTCTACAAGCAAGGTGATACTTATGAAGAAATTAGTAACGCCTTTTGTATTACTAGGGAGAGAGTCAGACAAATTATCGTAGCTTACTACCCTGAAGAGTTCAAAGAGATTAAACAGTCTATCTTAGATAAGCGTAAAGCTGACAGAGCTAAAGCCAGGATGGTTGATGTGAAGTGTTCTAAATGTGAGAAAGTATTTAAGCGTCACAAACTTAAGTTGAAAGTAAACAATTTTTGTTCTAAAGAGTGTTCTTATTCGTTTAATTTGAATCACATCTATCCCGATTGGGCAAATGGACGTTCCATTCAAAAAAAGAACTTTACTGTGGAAGAGTGGCGTGAGATTAACCGAATCAGAGCCAGTGATTACTACCACCGCCATCGTGATAGATTAAATGCTAAAGCTAGAGAATGGAGGAAAAATAATAAGGAAAGATTTAATCTTTACCATAAGAGGTCACATGAACGAAAGATATTTGGAGAAGTTCTTTACACAGAACTCCCCAACCCTATTAACATTAAGGCCATGAAACCATGAGATTAATTGCAATTGGAGATATTCACGGCAGAGACTCGTGGAGAAAGATAGTCAAGAGTGAGAAGTATGATATTTGTGTTTTTGTCGGAGATTATTTTGACAGCTTTGATATTGACGCTAAGACTCAAATTGAAAACTTCCAAGCCATTCGTAGATTTAAGAGGAATTCTAAAAAGATAGTGATAATGATTTGCGGTAATCACGACCTCCACTATCTATTAGATGAAGAACGCTACAGTGGCTTTCAAGAGAGAAAAGCTAAGGAGATTAAAGCATTGTTAGAAGACGCTAGTAGGGACTTGGTTAGGGCGTACCAACATGAAGATATGTTGTTTAGCCACGCTGGCGTTACTAAGACCTGGGCTGAAGCCCACCACATAGATACCAAACAACCCGCCGACTCCATCAACTCACTCCCCCTAACTGCCTTTGCGTTTAATAAAGCAGATGAGAGTGGTTTCGGAAACGATAAACGCCAATCATGTATGTGGGTACGACCAGAAGCCTTGAAGGAAGATATTATTGATGGATACACTCAAGTAGTAGGGCATACTCAAGTAGATAACATTACTGCTATAGATGAGAAGTTCATCTTAATTGATGCTCCCAACAGTGGTGAATATATCTACTTGGATAAAAAAGCTTGTGTGGTAAAGAAAATTGAACATGGCCAGACCATCTAGGTTTACAGAAGAGCAGAGACTTCTAGGAGTTAGAATGAAAAAGGAAGGACATCATTGGAATGATATTTGTGTAGCTCTGGGCGTATCAGTTGATACTGTTAAATACCATTGTGTTCCTCAACGGAGAGGTCAGGTACAAAGAGCAATTAAAAAATATCATGAAGCAAATAGAGATGAGGTACTAAAAAAACAGAGGATGTATGCAAAGAGGAATAAATTAACTTAATATACAGGGTATGAGAGAGACACAAACTATTACACTAAGAGATGGAACTGTTTATACAGTAGACCCTTATGGAAATCTAGCGCTAGATTCTTCTTACAGAAATCCGTATTTAGACGAAGTTGATGAAGGTCTTGATGCTCTCACTGATTACTCAACTACACTTAGTAACGTATCTATTGATGATAGTTTACTAGTATCGAGAAACTTTATCGAAGAATACTTGAGGTCTACTAGTGATGAAATTTATAGGACTTGGTTTATGAGTCCTGACCCATTTCGAGGAACAGCCAGTTCTCTTGGCCGACAACTTCGCCCTAAAGAATGTCTACACAAGCTTTGTGCCCGTTGCCAAGGGCGCGGTAAAGATTTCCGAGGTAAAGATTGCCCTCATGACTTTATTTGTAACTGTATTGAATGCCAACCATGAGTAAACATAAATCTTGGTATACAGGAGCATACCCTCGTCAATATGATAAGCATGAACCATTACCGATTAGTGATGTTTCGAAGCCATTACCGTCTACTAAATGGAAGAAAAAGTACAAGTGCAAGAAGAATAAAGGAGACCATGATTGGGCTGTTCTTTCAGTATCGAATTGCTTTGAATATGCTGTTCAGACTTCCTATGGAAAAGCGTATGGAAGCTGGAGGCCAGGTCAAGAAAACAGGCGGGAGATACCTGTTCATAAAATGGGAATACGGTCTGATATAGCTTGGCGCTGTCGTGCTTGTGATAAGCACGAACGCGAGATACTCTGTAGCGACCCTACTAAATCAATGTTTAGTTTCTCCAAAAAAAGATTAGACCCGTACAGACAGAACTATCTTTAGTTTCTCTTACACTGGAGCGAACGACAACCAACCTGAGAAGGAAAAGTACCGTCGCTTTGGTGTAAGGGGAATTAGAGGCTCTTTTTCCCCTAGGGGAGAGGTGACGTGGTTCTCCCTCTCCCCACCTTGAGTTTTGGTCTAACGGTAGGACGGCTGTCTTTGACACAGCAGATTGGGGTTCGATTCCCTAAAACTCAGCATTTAATATATAATTAATTAATATGAAACCAATCGGAAGGAAAGTAATAATTAAGCCAGATGTTAAGGAAGAAGTAACTTCTTCAGGTATTCACGTTGTTGATGCCCACACAAGTAAGAATGCTCGTGGAGTAATTGTCCACGTTGGCGGTGAAGTCGAAGAAGTTAAAGTTGGAGATATTGTTTTTTACTCTCCTAGCTTATTTGAAGAGATTGAAAATGATGGAGAGACTTATCACGTCATTGATGAACGTGACATCCATGCTGTACTCTCTTAGTTCTGTTAGAATGGGCGAGTGCGAATTAAATTTAAGGACTTAAATTCAGGAGAAATAGTTTTCGACAGACTCCTTCTCCCCTCCCAAGAAGTATTTTGGAACTCTGATTCCCGATTCATACTTTTTTCGGGTGGCGTAGGTTGTGGTAAAAGTCACATCATGATTCTACGTGCGATTTACGAGTGTATGTCGCAGGATAATAATTACTTTCTCCTTGGCCGTACTACTTACGGTGAAATTCACGACGTTTTGATTAAAGAGTTTTTTGAAATCTGCCATGATAGCTGGATTAAAGAATACCGTAAGTCTCCCCACCCATCAGTTGTTTTACATACATTTAATGGCGGTACTTCCGAGATTATATTTCGTAACTTGGACAAGGAACATAAAGACCTTCTTGGTTTGAACCTCGGTGGTTTTGGTATTGACCAAGCTGAGGATATTCCTGAAGACACTTTCCTTACTCTTAAAGGCCGTCTTCGACGGGAGGGTATCAAACATCGGGTATTCATGACTTCTAACCCGAAGCTGTCTTGGTTGTACCGAGTATTCAAGCAAGCTCCTGAAGACAACTACCAACTTATTGAGGGGTCTACTTTAGAGAATGAAGTGAACTTACCTCCTGAATATGTGGAAGACCTCAAGAAATACCCGCCAACGTGGTTTAACCAATACGTTCTCGGTATCTGGGATGAGTCGCTCTTAGCTGATAATATTGTGTTTGCGCGTGAGCATATTGAAAAACTTGGACGGGGTGTTCACAGTCCCCTCAAAGAGAAAGAAGGATTAAAGATTTATAAGGAATACGATTCTACTCACAAGTACCAAATGGGTATCGACTCTGCCGAAGGTGCTGATACGACTGAGGATACAATGCGTAAATCCCCCAAAGATAATGGGGTGATTGTTATCTGGGATAAGACTGCTGATGAAGAGGTGGCCATGTATTCAGTTCAGGTCCCACCAAGAATTTTAGCTAACAAAGCTGTTCTATTTGCAACCATGTATGGAGACCCATTGATAGTTCCTGAAATGAACTCAATGGGGGCAGCACTCTTAGATAAACTTAGTGACTTAGGATATTCAAATATCTATCGTCGAAAAGAATATGACCGAGTACTTAAAAAGCAATTAAAGAAACTTGGTTTTCGAACAACAGCCTCATCTAAGATGCTTCTGATTTCTCACTTCGAAGAACTTTGTCGTCTTAGAGAACCGAAGATTTATTCTAAAGAAACTTGGGAAGAGTTAAAGACTTTCGTGTATACTGACAACGCTAAGAAGAAGGGGGCTGGTGCTCAAGCTGGTTTCCATGATGATAAAGTCATGGCTACCTTATTAGCAGCATTCGACGAAGACCCCGTACGCTCAGGGAAAATTACAAGTTCTCATCATGCTACACTTAGAGGAGTAGATGTTACCCCATCTATAACTGTTGTTAATGGTCGGGTACGTCCACCTAACTTTGGCAGCCAAGAGAAAGCAGTAAACTGGAAGGTTCTATAAATTTATATATGAAAGACGAATACATAATCTTTGGTGAAGGAACTTCCGACGACAAGCTTGTTGAGAAAATTGATAGTTGGGTTAAAACTTCCCAGCCTTACCATGACTATTTGATGGCTCATCAAAATAAGTCAGTTCAATACTACGAAGGAGACCAGACAGATAGAAGTGAAGTTCCAGCTCACAACTCTGATTCTGTCTACAACCGTCTCTTTGAAGCCATCGAAACAATTATCCCTATTGTGACTGGTGGTGCTCACCAGTTTATTGCTATGCCAGCGGAGGAGAGTGATGTGTCAATGTCACGGTCTCAAAGAGTACAGAAAGTTTTAAATAAAAAATACGATGACCTTGAAATCCGTCGCAAGCTAGAGAATGTTTCTCGTGACATGATGCTCAAGCGTTACGGAGTGATGGAGTATGGTTGGGATATTGATACCAATGATATTGGTGTCTGGGTACGTGACCCACGGACAATCTTAATTCCAAAGTTTCGAGTTGACCCTCATGACCTACCTTACGTAATTAAGTTGGCTGAATTTGACGAAGAAGAAATTCGACGCTTCTTCCCTGAAGCTAAAATAGAGGATTTGAAAAAAGGTATCTCAATCAATATTGGCAAAGGTAACAACGAGGTAGACCAAGAGGTGTATCAAGTCCTGGTTGTTTACACCGATGAATATTGGGTTTGGAAGCAAGGAGACACAATTCTCAAACAAATGAAGAACCCTTTCTTTGACTGGGATGGTGTCGAAGTGGAAGAACTAGATACTGAACAAAACGGTAAAGTTGTTTCTAGAACAGAAATTATTTATTCCAACTTCCTTGATAAACCACAAAAGCCGTTTGTGTTCTTTACTCCATTTACTACTGGTGATGCCCCAATTGCCAATGTCTCTCTAGCTGAAGTGGCTATTCCAATTCAAGATGATATTAACGTCGCTAAGCGTCAAATTCTTGATAACCTCCGACGGATGGGTAATGGCCAAGTGTACATAGATACAGATGCTCTTCCTCAAGAAGTAGCTGAAGCTATTACGAATGAACCTGGTCTTATACTGATGGGTAACAACCTAGCTTCAGAAAATAGAATTAGACGAGAGCCAGCCACCCCAATCCCAGCTTCTCACTTCTCTAACCTAGCTGATTCCATTCAAGCTTTTGATAATGTCTTTGGAACTCATGGTGCTCTTCGCGGGAACTCTTCTTCAGAGACTCTCGGTGGTCAAATTCTTGATAGAAATCAAAACCTATCTCGTGTCGAACAACTCACTCGTGAGCTAAACCGAGGAGTTCAAAGATTAGTGCATGGTTTCACTCAAATGATGAAAATGTACTATACCGAGGAACAAGCGTTTAAGATACTTGGCCGAGACGGCGCTGTTGAATTCATTAAATTCATTAGTGACGATATTGAAGAAGGTATTGTAATCCACACAAAAAGTGGTACTCCTCCTGTTCTTGACCCAGTTGGAAGGTACAATCAAGCAATCCAGCTATGGCAGTTAAATGCTATTGACCCTGAAACACTGTTCGAAAGATTAGAGTTTGCTGACCCCCAGATGACTGCCCAGAAGTTAGCAGCCTGGAGAGCTGGTCAGTTAGTGTTTGAATCACAACTACGTCAGCAGGAAGCTACCCAAGCTACAGCCGAAAAAGCAGCAGCTGAGGGAGCAGATAATCCTGATGATAGAAACGTAGAAAACTCTGATGATGTAATCCAACGTGGACGAGAATCACTGAGTGGTGGTGGAGCAGCTCCACTAGATAATATTTCTAACTAAGTTACAATAATCGTAACGTCTTAAATGGTAAGACGAGTTCTTCCCAAAATACTATTCATCATTGCGAATAAATAACTCCGAGTAAAACCCCATCTCCCACATGGGGTTTTACTCTTTACTTTTTCAGATGTGTTATCATTTATCTTAGGACTAAACCTACGCTTGCGCGGAAAAAGAATTTAGAAGGTATAGCACTAAAGCTTAAATGAATATGACACCAACAATCGCACTTCCATATCCGAACCTACTTATTGGTTTCCTTAATTGGATTAACAGTATATTTACGTTCGCGGAAGCTGACGACGATGACGACATCAGCGATGATGACGACGACGCTTTTGGCGATGACTCTATCGACTTTGATTCAAACGATGATGAGAACGATGATGAGGAAGAAGATGACGAAGACGAAGATGATGAGGATGAGGATGATGACGATAAAAAGTCTAAGACTAAGCTCTCAAAATCTGAGAAATCAGCTATCATTCAAAAAAAGCGGTATCGAGACCGATTAACCAAAGCCAAAGAAAAAATTGCAGCGTTAGAAAAAAAGGGTAACGGCGATGACGATGCTCTAACTGACGAGCAAAAGAAGGAGAAAGCGGCTGAGGTATTTCTTGCAAACAAAATCAAAGACGTTTTAAAGTTAATGAAAGAGGAAGAGGAATCTGAATCTTCAGAAGCCCAAACTAAATTTGATGATGAAATGGAAGAGGTTCTTGATGAAAATGAACACCTAACCGAAAAAGAAATTCTTAAGGTTACTAAGGAACTGGACGTGTCACCGAAACAGGCGTTGAAAATAATCACGCGTGAGCGAAAACTATCTAAACGCGAAAAACCAAAGCTTCCCAAGGAGAAGCGCGCAAGCACTAAGGTTACTAACAAGGACGATAAAGAAGAGACAAAGGAAAAGCCTTCTATTGACTCTATCGCTCGTAGAATTAAAGAACGACTTTCGGCTGGTGAATTATAAACCTAGCTTAAGAAAGCCATGTCACAACTTTCAAACTTCGTTACTTCGGTAACTGAGAGCGAGTTTCTCCCTGTTGTTGTAGATAACTTCTACGAAGGCAACGCTCTTTTCATGCGTCTAAAAGGCAAGAAAAAGAGTTGGTCAACAGGTGCTCAACTCAAAATCCCGACTGAAATCGCTGGACGGACTCAAGGTGGTTCATATTCTGGTGCTGATACTCTTGGTACAGCACAAGAAGACGTACGCAAGCAGTTCTCTATTGACCCAAGTCAGTACTACTTCTCAAGTACAATTACTGGTATCCAAGCAGCAGCTAACCGAGGTAAGCGAGCAATCGTAGACCTTATGACGGAAGAGTTCCGTTCAGTTGGTACAGCTCTAAAGGACAAGATGGGTGATGACCTATACGGAGACGGTACTGGAAACAGTTCTAAAGCTCTAACTGGTCTTATTGCTCATGTTGATGATGGTACTAACGTAGCCACATACCAAGGTCTATCCCGAACAACTTATCCAAAATTGAAGTCAACAGTTTCTGGCCAGTCTGGTGCTCTTGACCTTGATGACCTTGCAGCTTCATTCGACGCTGCACAAGTAGGTTCTGACGCGCCAACTTTAGGTGTTACTACCCCTGCGGTATTTAGCCTTTATGAAGCAAAACTTACAGGTACTCGTCAATATCAAATTGCACAGAACACTCAACGATTTAAGTTGACTGCTGCTGGAATTGAAAACGCTGGTATCTCTACTAACGCTGGCTTCACTGGACTTATGTTCCGAGGAATGCCAATCATTTCTGATGACAAATGTCTTTCAGGAAACCTATTCATGCTAAATGAGAATTATCTTGACTTGTATGAAATGGAAGCTGACCCTAACTTCGTTAAGGGTTCAATGGAAGGGTTTAGCTGGACAGGATGGAAGAAGCCTACTAATCAAGATGTGATTACAGGTCAACTTCTATGGTATGGACAGTTGGTCGGAACTCAACCACGAAAGCACGCTCGTAGAACAGCGATTACTAGTTAATTCAATTCATAATATATTATGCCTAAAACAACTGGATTCGCTCAAACTGTTGAGCAAGGCGTTCACGATACATCTGCTATCGCGCGCGCAAATATTGGGGAAAAAGTACAAACCGTAGATGGTCGTACTTACCGATATGTACGAAATGGTGCTGTAGCACTAGACCCAGGTAAATTGGTTGTTGCCGCTACACCCGTAGCTGACAACCAAAATATCGCTGTTGCTGTCGCGGCATCAGTTGGTGATACTTCTATCACTTTAACTCTTGGTTCTTCTGCTGTTACTGTAAACCAATACTCAGGTGGTTACGTAGTAATCTCTGACGCTGCTGGTGAAGGTATTGCTTACGCAATCACAGACCACTTGGCTGCTGATGCTTCAGCCGACGTTGTTCTAAATCTTGATGACACCATCAAGGTTGCTCTTACTGCTTCATCTCAAGCTAGTCTCTTTAAGAATACGTATGACTCTGTTGTACTTTCTATCGCAGACCAAGCTGACGTTGTTGTAGGAGTTCCAAACGTAGGCGTTGCTGCTTCAGAATACTTCTGGGCGCAAACTGGTGGTGCTTGTGCAGTATGGGCTGATGAAATCATCGCTCAAGGAGCTGGTGTAACAATCGGTTCATCTGTACCTGGTGCTGTTGAAGCTCAAGACCTTATTGCTGAACCGCTTGTTGGTTACGCAATGGTAGCTACAGTTGACACCGAGTACCGCCCTATCTTCCTTGTCCTAGATAAGTAAGACCTTAAAAATTCTAATCAGCGTTGCAATGATAACCGTGACGCGAAATATATAACCTATGGCTGAATTAGATACACTAAGACTAGTAAATCCAACTAAGAAAGACTTTGAAGTTCGCTTCAATGGAGAACTTTATAAGGTTGGTGCAGGAGAAGAGAAATCATATCCTGAATTCCTCGCGTTCCACATCGCTAAGCACTTATCTGATGAGATGCTTCGAGTGGAAATCGAGAAAATTCGTAAGCAACAATCAGAAAACCCTTACCGTCCTCAAGTTGGACAGTTAATGGTCTACGACAATGCGAAACGAAGAATCGCTCTTTACAATATTCTCGGCTCTAAAACAAAGGTCGAAGACTGTATACAGTCTTACCCTTTCAAGGCATTCATCGGTGAGATGAATGAGTACGATGAGTATGTTGCAAAGGTGGAAACAGTGAAGACTCCAAACCCAAGTACCAAAAGTACTGAAAGTAAAGAATAATCTTCCTTCTAGGATTACTCCTAGAAGCGAGAGGTGATGGTGTCTCCTTCCGCCAAAACCTCTCACTTTTGGGAGCAACCCAAATTACCAATTTAATGAATTGATTTATGACTAACACAGTTATTCAAAGAGGCACTCAAGGTGAAAAACCAGACTTGACGCAAGATGCAGCTTGGTTAGAAGCAAGGATTGAAAGATTAGCGATGAAAGAAGAAGTATTTGCTCGTCGTCTGAAGGCAACGAAGAGGGAAATTAAAGAAAGAGAAGCCCAATTAAACGCTCTTAAATAAATATTATGGCTGATGTAATTTACAACTCTTTCAAGAAGGACATAATGAATGGAAATATCGACCTTGATACCGATACAATTAAGGTTGCTCTAGTCACTAGCACTTATACGGTAAACCAAGATACTCACGTAGACTTTGGCGATATTACTAATGAAGTTACTGGTACTGGTTACACAGCTCGTGGTGCAACTATCGCCTCAGCGGCTGTTACTCAAGACAACACTGACAATGAAGGTGTATTCGATGGAGCAGATGTTACTTGGTCAACTTCAACCATTACTGCGAGAGGTGCAGTTATCTATTTAGACTCAGGTTCAGATGCTACGTCTTACCTAGTTGCCTATCTAGACTTCACTACAGACCAAACGTCTTCTTCAGGTGATTTCACTATTGCATGGGGAACAGAAGGAA